CGAATACGCAAACCTTGCTGAGAGCAACGGTTACCAACCGGTTCAAAAACTTAAAGTGGAGCCGATGACTCTCAAAGCACTATACAGAGAGCGGGTCGAAAAAGAACTTGACCTGCCCTCTGAACATTTTAACCTGTTTAAGGGAAACAAAACAAAAATAACAAGGAACAAATAACATGAGTGAAGAAACAAGAGACATAGCAACAAAACAAGATGGAGCATTAGCAACTTTAGACTTCGTATCAGATTCAGGAATGGGTCTTGAGAACGTAGATAAACAAGATCTTGCTCTACCTTTTCTGAAACTGTTACAATCAGGATCAGATGAAACTAAAAAGAAACATGCAAAGTATGTTGAAGGTGCAGAAGCTGGTATGTTTTATAATACAGTAACTAAAAAATTATATAATGGTGAACAAGGAATCGAAGTTATTCCTGTGTATTATAAAATGACATATCCAGAATGGGCACCTTTTGAAAAAAGAGAAGGTAGACCTATACATAATGACAGAGGACCTGGAATTATGTCAAAGGTAACTCAAAATGATAGAAACAAAGATATGCTAGATAATGGAAATGAGATTATCAAAACAGCAAATCACTTTGTAATTATTAATGGTGAGAGACCGGAGAAAGCTTTGATGACTATGAAGTCAACACAGCTTAAGGTGAGTAGACAATGGAATTCTTTAATGGAGAATGAATTTGAAAACGATCCTAATACAGGAAAATCTTTACAAGCACCAACATTCTCTAGGATATACAAACTAACATCTGTAGAGAACTCAGGTAGTTTTACTTGGCATGGTTACAATGTGTCTATGGTAAGAAAAGTAGACAATGCCGGCCTATATCAAATGGCTAGAGATTTTTACAACTCTTTAAAAAACAGTCACAATAAAGCAGTGGCTGAATCACAAGAGGAATCTAACTACTAATTCTACCTCTATGGAGGAGATAGGAGCGGCAAAGCGAGAGTGAAGCCGCTCCAACCCGGGATCTTTATGGTTGATAAATTTATAGAATTATTTACTGGATACCAAGGCGACTTTGGTATCGCCGATATGTCTTCGGCACAACTAGACACAGATAAAAACAAACTTAAACCTAACTATGAATGGGCAGGTAGGCCCATAACACAAGGTGATTACAAAAATCACATAGAGGGAAAAATATCAATTGGTATACAACCATGCAGATTGGATAGGACAGCTCAGTTTGGTTGCATAGATATAGACTCAAAAGATTATTCTAATTTTAAAGTAGAAAATTATTTAGCATTATTTCAACAATTTAAATTACCATTAATACCTTTATTATCTAAAAGTGGAGGACTGCATTGTTATTTGTTTTTAAAAGAACCCATACCGGCTGTAGATCTAATCTCGGCATTAAAATCTTTTCTTCTGCCACTTGGATTAGATCCTGACACAGAGGTTTTTCCAAAACAGAAAGAATTAAAGGAAGATGACAAAGGAGAGATTAAACCAGGAAATTTTATAAACCTACCATATTATAATAATGGTAGCACAAAAAGATACGCAGTTGATAAAAATAATAACAAATTAGATTTAGAAAAATTTATAGAGGTTGCTAATCAAAATAAAATTAGCAAAGAAGACCTAGATAAATTAGTAGATGAGACATACAAAAATATTTTAATAGGAACAGATCCAGAATTTGAAGATGGTCCACCTTGTTTAGCTTTATGTTCAAAAAGAAAATTAGATGATGGCAGAGACAGATTTATGTATAACTACATGGTTTTTGCTAAAAAGAAATATAAAGACAAATGGCCAGATCAAGTTGCAAAAGCAAACTATAGTTATTTAGAAGACCCATGGGATAAAACAAAACTAGATTCTAAAATAACAGCATGGAAAAAAGATACTGCAGGTCATACATGTTATGAAGATCCAATACAAAGTAAATGTATGCGTACACTTTGTTTTTCAAGACCGTTTGGTGTTAAGTCAGATAGCATTACCATGTTTCCTGACATTACAGATTTTGAAATAATAATGTATGCAGAACCGGAATATAGATTTAATGTTGTATTGCCAGATGGCACTAAAGAAAATGTTGTAGCAACAAATAGAAGATTCATAACTAAACAAACAGAACTTTTAGATCTGATATGGGAGCAAACAGGTATCTATCATGAGCCGCTTAAACCAAAAGATTTTAGAGCTAAACTCACAGAATTAAGAAAAGGATCTACTAAAATATCACCACCTGCAGGGACACAGATTGGAGATAGATTAAATGAAGAACTATATCAATATTGTGTTAATGGTCCACGTGCAAAAAATAGAACACAAATAAATAGTGGTTCTTGTTTGACAGAAGATGGTTTTCATTTATTCAGGTTTACTTCTTTTATAGATCATTTAGGGTCTAGTTGGAAAATACCAGAAGAAAGAATAGCTCAAAAATTAAAAGATAAATGTAATGTAGAGTTTAATCATTCTTTAAATGTAGAAGGTAAAACTATAAAAGTCTGTAGATTAAAACAACTACACATAGATAAAATAGAATATAAACCAGTAGAAAGAAAAGAAAGTAATTATTAATGAGATATAAAGTAATAGGTCCACCAGGTACAGGTAAGACAAGAAGATTATTAAACGAAGTACAAAAGTATGTAGACAAAGGCACACCATTAAATCGTATTGGTTATTTTGCTTTTACTCGTAAAGCTGCAGGTGAGGCAAGAGATAGATTTTTAAAAATTAGAACAGAGCTTACAAAAAAAGATATAAAATATTTTCAAACATTACACTCATTAGCTTTTAACAGATTAGGTCTTAAAGAAGAAAATGTAATGCAAGATCTCAACTACAAATCAATTGGTGAGAGTTGTGGCATACAAATTAAATATGCATCATACGAAACAAATAATTGGAATGGTATATTTTCATCAGACAGTGAATACTTGGGATTAATTAATTTAGCGAGAGTAAAACAAATATCTACATTAGATCAATTAGATTTAAATGAACACCTATCTAGAATTGAAAGAGATAAATTAGAAAACATAGAAAAAGAAATAAATACTTATAAAAAAACACACAATCTTATTGACTTTACAGATATGATACAAAAATTTTTAGATACAAAAGATGTTCCAGAGTTTGATGTTATATTTGTAGATGAAGCGCAAGATCTATCACTAATACAATGGTCAATGATAAATAAAATAGAAAAAGATACAGGTTGTGATGTGTGGGTTGCAGGCGATGACGATCAAGCTATATTTGGTTGGGCTGGTGCAGATGTAGACTCTTTTATTAATTATGATGCAATAGAAATACCACTTACAAAATCAGAAAGAGTGCCAAGTAGTATACAAAAAATTGCATTAGATGTCATTGATTTAATACAGGATAATAGAATTGAAAAAAAATATTTTCCAAAATCTCAGTCAGGTGAAATTTATACAAGATATAAACTATCAGATATAGATATGTCCACAGGTGATTGGTTAATATTAACCAGAACCAAATCATTGTTAAAACCAATACCAACTTATTTAAAAAAGAAAGGTTTGTTTTTTAATACAGCACAAGGAAATAGTATTGGTAAAAGTTTGTATGAAGATATACAATACTGGTCCCAATTACAAAAAAAGATTGTTCTTCCTGACATACAATTACAAAGAATTAAAGAAAGAATAAAAGGACCCATGAACTTATCCTTAAAATGGTATGACGCTTTTAATAATGTATCAGACAGTCAAATAAATTATATGAAATTGTTACTACTTAATAATGAAGATCCAACAAAAGAAGCTAGAATAAAAGTATCAACAATACATGGTGCTAAAGGTGGTGAAGCAACTAATGTTGTTTTATTTTTAAATCATACTTCAAACACAATTAAAGGGGCAAAAAAATCTGTTCAAAAACAGGATGAAGAATATCGTGTTTGGTATGTGGGTATCACAAGGACTATGAAAAATCTATATTTAATAAAATCACAAAATAAATCTAAGGAGTTTAAGATATGAGAGATGATTTGATGGTGCAACAACAGATAGGAAATAGATGGCAGCACATGGTTGCTGTCATATGTCTTAACCAAACAGGACGTAAGAAAGTTAAAAAAGTATTACCAGTTCTTTTTGATAAATTTCCTACACCTCAAAAATTACTAGAATCAGACAAAGATACTATTGCAAATATTATAAGAGAATTAGGAATGCACAATGTTAAAGCACAAAGAATATGGAGAATGTCAGAAGAATATTTAAGATGGGATGGTGAAGATGCAACAAAACTATTTGGTATTGGTAAATATGGCAGTGATAGCTATGAGATATTTTACAAAAACAACATACCTGACAACGTGCAAGATAAAGAACTTAAACGATACATAAGGGAGGAACTAGATGTCTAAAGATAATCCATACCTGAAACAAATTTCAGGAACACATTACATGTACATGGAGATACAGCCAGCAGAGTTTGTAAACAAGAATAAATTGCTTTTTGCAGAAGGGAATGCTATAAAATACATATGCAGACACTCTCAGAAAGGCGGAGTAGAAGATATAGATAAAGCTATACATTATTTAGAAATGATTAAGGAAAGAGACTATGGTGAGAAGTAAACCAATAATTAAAGAAGTTAAAATAAATAAATACAAATTTAAATTAGAAATCTATCCTACTTTACTTGAATGGGAAATATTTCCATATGATTATCACGCAGCTCTTTACGCATTTAGTAACAAAGAAAAATTAAATAAAATAATAAAAGAAAAATATGTTTATGAATCTGAAAAATAACTTCATGTTTAAGGCACAAACAGAATGGGTCAAACCTACAGAACTTCCTGATCTAAGATTTTGTGATGAGATTGCAATTGATTTAGAAACATATGATCCAGAATTAAAAACCATGGGGTCAGGCTCCGTAATAGGAAAGGGTAAAGTTGTGGGTATAGCTGTTGCAACAGATGGCTATGCTGGCTACTTTCCGTTTGATCATGAGGGTGGTGGTAACCTTGAAAAAAGTAAAGTAATTCAATGGTTTACAGATATTTGTGCATCTGATTCTGTAAAAATATTTCACAATGCAATGTATGATATCTCATGGATAAGATCTATGGGTATAAAAGTTAATGGAAGAATTGTTGATACTATGATTGCAGCATCACTAGTAAATGAAAATAGATTTAGATACGATCTTGGATCACTGGGTTGGGATTATTGTGGACAAGGTAAAAATGAAACAGAATTAAATAACGCTGCAAAAGAATGGGGAGTAGATCCTAAAGCAGACATGTGGAAGATGCCTGCAATGTATGTTGGTAATTATGCTGAACGTGATGCAGAACTAACTTTAGCACTTTGGAAAGTTATGCAAAAAGAAATCATAGATCAAGATCTTGAATCTATCTTTAATTTAGAGACTGATCTTTTTCCTTGTCTGGTAGATATGCGATTTCTTGGGGTGAGAGTGGACGTTGAAAAAGCTCATACACTAAAGAAACAGTTAGCATCAGAAGAAGATAACTTACTCCAAAGAGTAGAAAAAGAAACAGGAGTACAAACTCAGATATGGGCAGCAAGATCGATAGCCAAAGTTTTTGATAAACTAAATTTAGAGTACGAGAGAACAGCGAAAACACAAGCACCTTCATTTACAAAAAATTTTCTTTCTACTCATAAACATCCTTTGGTTCAGTGTATATCAAAAGCAAGAGAGATTAACAAGGCACATACGACATTTATAGATACGATAATAAAACATGAACACAATGGTAGGATTCATGCAGATATAAATCAAATTAGATCTGATAGTGGAGGAACTGTGACAGGCAGATTCTCATACTCTAATCCAAATCTACAACAAATTCCTGCTCGCAACAAAGATTTAGGTCCGATGATTAGATCCCTCTTTATTCCTGAGTCTGGTTGTGAGTGGGGATGCTTTGACTACAGTCAACAAGAACCAAGACTAGTAGTGCACTACGCATCCCTTGATCAAGACACAAGTGTCTTTGGCGTTAAAGATTCTTATCTACAAGATGACGCTGACTTTCATACCATAGTTGCTAAAATGGCAGACATACCAAGAGACCAAGCTAAAACAATTAATCTTGGTTTATTCTATGGTATGGGTAAAGCTAAACTACAAGCAGAACTTGGAATATCAAAAGACAAAGCTGAGGAACTTTTTAAAATCTATCACGATAGGGTTCCTTTTGTAAAGACTCTTATGAACTCTGTATCAAACAGAGCACAGCAACGTGGTCAAATCAGAACATTACTTGGCAGGTTGTGCAGGTTTCATTTATGGGAACCTAATCAATTTGGTGTACACAAAGCGTTACCATTTGAACAAGCTCGCCAGGAATATGGATCAGGCATCAAGCGTGCTTACACATACAAAGCTTTAAATAAATTAATTCAAGGATCTGCTGCAGATATGACAAAAAAATCTATGTTAGAGCTATATAAAGAAGGCATTGTTGCACATATACAAGTGCATGATGAGTTGGATATTTCTGTAGAAGATGATATAAAAGCTAAACGCATAAAAGAGATTATGGAATCTGCAGTTGAACTTGAGATACCAAATAAAGTAGATTATGAGTCTGGTAAAAACTGGGGTGACATAAAATAATGAGGAAAAATTATGGCTTATTTAAATGCAAATATACCACCAGAATATGCACAAATAAGGAGAGAGTATTTATATGACGGTAAAAAACATCATGGAGAAGTTGAAGATTGTATTATCTTTGGTATTACCTGTATGTCAGGTCGTGCTATCTTATGGCATGCGATTATGGAAAATGGCGCAATCTTTTATCGTCTCCCAATTACGGCTTTTATTCAACGTGGTTTTCAACCGAACGATGTTCCGATTCGAAGACTTGATGAACTTGAACTTTGGAATTCTTTTAGTTATTTCCCTGCTGTTACTACTTATGATATTTTAACTGGACAACACGGTAAATACATAGGTAAAGATAAAAAATGGCATCACGGTAATTATCTATTTACCATTGACTTTGCACATCCAGATTGTAATATACTTGATACGGAACATTCCGAAATACCGCACGAACACAAGTGCGCTCACATAATTGCGCTACATGACGGCAATTATGCGGCACAGCCAAATAACAGAATAATCTGGGACCTACCTTCATTTACAGTTAAGGACACTGTTCCTGACTGGAAAGTGCAAACTAATGAATGGAGTGTAGAAGACTCAGGTAAATGGATAACAGAAGATACTGATAAGTTCTTCTATGAAATTGAGGAGAAAAAAAATGATTAAGGGATTTATAAGAAAATGGATTTTAAGACCCATTAAAAAAATCAAAGACAGATTCTGGAAATGACCAGTTGCAAAAAATGTTTTCATCCGTGTCATTGTGGAGAAGATAAAGAGCTACATGCAGATGAGTATGGTGTTTGCACTTGTGAAGGATGTGAATGCGATAGAGATGTAGATAAAACATATGAAAATGAGGTGAGTAATTAATGGAGTATTGTAGGATGAATTATTATTTTACAGGAACTTTAATTGTTCTTTTAACATTGTTAGCATTTTGCGGAGGACCAAATGTCTGGTAAGCCATTAAATATATCGGAAGAGGCTGCTGTGCAAATGCCGATGAAGACGGTAGCTTCGTTGATTATCATCGTAGCACTA